CTACGATGAGAAAAACCGAATCATCAACGGAAGTGAGCTTTTTTGTTGGGGCGTGGAGATCAAGTGCCCCTCCCCCAAGGTCCACGTTGGCTGGATCATGGCGGGAGGATTGCCGGACGAGCACAAGCAACAGGTCCACGGATCGATGGCAGTGACAGGGCTGAATAGCTGGCACTTCTTCTCTTTCTTTCCCGGCTTGCAGCCCTTCCACCTGATCGTCCACCGGGATGCCTACACTAATAAATTGTCCGCTTCCCTCGACCAGTTCCTCATCGATTATGCCGCCTCCCGTTCAGCGGCGATCCCTAAACTCTCGCTCACATAAACCAAACACACAACACTATGGCTCAAATGCTTAAACTCAAGATCGACGTCACCAAGTTTGACAAAACCGCTTTTTACGTAGGACAGAAAGGAACCTACGCCAAGATTACCGTTTTTGTAAATGACGAGGAAGACCAGTATGGCCAATTTGGAACGGTCAAGCAAGATATTGGCAAGGAGCGCAACGACGCAGGCGAGAGAGACAAGATCATTGGCAACGTTACTCGCGTGAACAACAAGCAAGGGAACGGTCCCGGCATTGCCAACCAATTGCGTCCACCGATGCAGCAAGCCACTCCTGTTCGTGGAGCAAGCAACCTCCAAAGCGAAGACGAGATTCCCTTCTAACATAATCCAATTCCGCCCGCTCCTTGAGTAAATCAGGGGGCGGGCAATGCTCACCGCATCAATGACCCCGCCGAAATTCTCCAAACCAAAACAGAAGCTGTGCCCGTCTGAAGTTCAAAACCGCAGGGACTACCGCACGATCTTCACGATCCGTCGTCCCAAAATGGAGCACATCTCCACTAAGCCTGTTGGCGCAGGCATGGTTCAATCCCTTCGCCCAGTATGGGATGAGTCCGACAAAGCCGAGGCAGAAATGAAGCAATGGATTTCCGTCAACAATTTACAGGACCGGCCAACGATTGTGAAACGACGTTACGCTAAGAAACCAACCAAGCCATGATCACCTCAACCGAACTTGCCGCATCCCTGCAAAACATCCTGCCCTACGTTGTCACTCGTGTAATCAACTGCGGCGAGGAAGCATGCGGAAAACTCAACTGCTGGAATTGCTGGGGATCAGAAAAGGCAGAAGCAGAGGCAACCGCAGCTGAAGCGATTTTGCAGCAAGCAAAGAAAGTCTTCAAAGCATGGAAAGCGGACCAGAAATGCAACTGTGATGCCGGGGATTTCCGTCACCGGGAGATTCCTTCAATCTGTCCTGAATATTTTGGGGACGATGAGTTTTGCGGCGTTTGCTGGCATGACAAGGAATGCCATCAACCCAAACCAGAAACCACAATATGACCCCAGAACAAAGACAGAAAATAAGGACCGACATTGACAGAGTGGTTTCAGTATTGCCCGTCAAGGTGCTGGCGCTTGGATACCTCAGATACGAGAAATTGCGACTGCTTAACGCATCACAGTATGCGGAACTGAACCGCAAAACCTTAACAGGGCAGGGTCATTTTGATGATCTTGTCGATCGATTGGAGGAGCCGAAATGAGACGAGCCATCTATGTCGGAGACGATACTGGACTCCTGCGGTACGGCATGACCGGAACTATAACGCTGTTTGAGTCGCCCGATTCATCCTTTGTCTGGTTTGCCCCTGACGGTCAAAGGCATGGAGCATGGATGACCTACCGCTTCGACTGTTACGTTGCCGCCGAAGACCAACAAAGACACTGCCCCAGCCGCGCATGATTACTGTCACCTTATCCCAAGAAGAGGTCGAAATTGCCGCAATGATAGGGTGCAGACGCAGGGCCGAAAGCAAATCGAGAGGGCGCATCGACAACCACGGTCTTGGAAAGTCTGACTTTTGGGGACTGGACATTGAAGGCGCGGCGGCAGAAATGGCTTACTGCAAGTACCGTAACAAGTTCTGGTCTGGGTCCGTAAACTCCTTCAAGGGCGCAGACTGCGGGGAGAACGTGCAAATCAGAAGCACGCACCACGATTATGGGAGTCTGATCATTAGGCACCAAGACCCAGACAATGATTTTTATGTGCTTATGGTTGGGGTATCTCCCACTTTTACGGTCTGCGGGTGGATTAAAGGAGTGGATGGGAAATCAGAAGAATTTGCTCAATCCCCGAATGGCAGGCCCCCTGCGTTTTTTATACCACAGCACAAACTAATAAAATTCAAACCATGACCCCGCTCCAAGACCGTCTCTTTCTCGCCGCACTAGCCCAAGCTGGAATCCCTGCGCCTGTTGCTGAGTTCCGATTCCACCCGATCCGCAAATGGCGGTTTGATTTTTGTTGGCCGGACCAAAGACTGGCGTTGGAAATTCAGGGTGGTGTATTTTCCAACGGCAGGCACTCCCGAGGGGCAGCTATGATCAAAGAATGGGAAAAGCTTAACACTGCGGCTGGCATGGGATACCGACTACTCTATTGCCAGCCAGCCGACTGCACCAAGCCAGCAACCATCGATGTTATCAGAATTGCACTAAATCCAACTCAATGACCCCAGAAGAAAAAACCCGCGCCAAAGAGCAAGCCAAGCGGTTCCTTCCTGCACCATTACCCGATGCGCCAACCGATCCGGCACCGGCACAGAAAAAGCGCACCAAGAAAATCAGGGACATGCCCATGAAGGTCTACGTCAAACGGGCCAAGTCGATTAGGATGTTCTCTGTCCAGCTTTGCAAGGATGGCAAAATCTTCACTGCCGGGGAATACCCAACGGTCGAGGATGCTTGCCGAGCCGCGCAAGAATGGACCGACAAGCTGGATAAATAATCCTTGCCAGATTACGGGAACCTGCTTGAATGCGGTATCCCGATGGGATGCGGTCGTAGAAACCCGCTTAAACAGACGATGAAAACTTTGCCCTTGCCCCCTCACCTGCGTGCCGTTCGTCCGGCGCTTTCTACCGCAGGCGGGAGCAAGGGCCTTTTATTGCCCAAAAATATGATCCATGAAACAATCCGAGATAAAGACGAGGTAACTGAATTAGAGACATTCATTAACGCCGCAGGTAGCCCAGTAATAATTGTCCGTTACAAGCCGGAAGAGCAGAGTAGCTCCGAGGTTTTTGTTTTTGAATGCCCCGATGACATTGACTGGCTTGTAAAGCGCCTGCGAACCTTGGCTTCCATATGGCGATGCACACAGGAAGAGGAATCTGACAATGACGAGGAGGTGGATCAGTGAGAATTCGCACCATCAAACCCGAGTTCTGGCTGCATGAAGGACTGTGCGGATGCTCTGATTTCACCCGCTTAATGGCGATTGCCCTGCTTAATTGGGCAGACGATCACGGCTATTTTATGGCGCATCCATCCCTGCTTCGTGGAGGTTTGTTTCCATTCTTGGATGATTCCAAGAAGATTCCCGGAACGCTCCAAGACCTTTCCTGCGTGGGGTGGATTCAGCTCGGAACTGACAATCAGGGACGTCCAGTGGGAAGAATCCTGAACTTCAGCAAACATCAGCGTGTGGACAAGCCTCAAACCAGCAAGATCAAGGACTTATGCATATTCCAAGATGATTCCAAGAATGATCTGGGAACGATCCAAGAGCCTTCCCGGCAGGAAGGGAATGGAATAGGAAAGGAACAGGGAATAGGAAAGGAACAGGGAATGGATCGCGCAAAGTCAAAAAACCCAGAAGAGGTCGAGGAGTTTGCTGTCTCCCTCGGATGCCCCGCCGGTCAAGGTGCTGCGGCATTCTGGAAATGGGAAGGCAACGGCTGGACCAACGGCAAGGCCCCGATCAAGGACTGGCGTGCAACCGTCCGAGCGTGGAAGGCGCAGGGCTATGCTCCGTTCATCAGCGAGACTGCCCCTGCCGGGAAGCCGGTCCAAATTTCATTCGCCCTACAGGACAAGGAACGGAAAGAAGCCGAGAGGCACGGACCTGAAGTCATTGTCCCCAAAATCTACTACCAGCACAAACCACAATCATGATCACCGATCTCCCAGAAACCATCGACCCAGCAGCGGTCGCATCCGAAATTGAAAAGCGCATCCGTTCCGCCATGGATGCTCATAAGCCTCATCAAGCCAGCAGTGCCCCTGCCGTTGCGCCTGCTGCGTCCGAAGCCCTCTCCGCTGCTGGTCATGGGTCCAGAGCAATCAAAGCGCTCAGAGCGCTCCACGGGCCGGGATTGGAATGCGCCAAATCTTTACTGCCTGCCGCACTATCTGACGGCTTGCTGATCCTGATCGGGCCGACCGGCAGAGGGAAGACCGTGATTGCCGCCTATCTGGCAGCGGAGCGAGTCCGTGCCGGGAAGTCCGCCGGTAAATTCTTGACGGCAACGGAGATGCTCGACCGCATCAAACAGTGCTGGGTCAGGAAGGAAGACATGGAGCCGGTCCTGAATGGCTGGAAGAAGACTCCCTTCTTGGTGGTGGACGAGGCGCAGAACCGCTCCGAGGAGAAATGGGACAACCACCGCTTCGATGACCTGATCAACGCACGTTACGCCAACGAACTGCCGACGATCCTAATTGCCAACCTTACGCTGGCAGAAGCCCAGAAGTCCCTCGGGCCGCGCATAATGGACCGGGCCAACGAATGCGGCGGGATCGTGAACTGTGATTGGAAGAGCTACCGCCAGTGAACACGCTCCAAGCCAACGCCGACAAAACGATCCGTGCCGCCAATGCAGCCGGGATGTCCGACGCTGCTATCCTGCGGCTGATCGCCCAGATTATCGTCCGGCTGGAGAGGCGAACTACCTGCACCCGGTGGGAGATGGTCGAATTGCTGAAGCGTCTGCTGGATCACTGAACTGTGAATAGTAATTACTGTTGAGTGCAAGCATCAATCAATCAATACTAAACAATTTACAAACCAATCAAACCTAATCTAAATGAACAACGATTTACCCATTGTCTTGGCCTATGGCGGCGGAACAAATTCAACGGCTCTTCTTTGCGGCTTTCGCGAAAAAGGATTGTGTCCAAGCCTGATTTGCTTTGCTGACACTGGCGGCGAACACCCTCGCACTTATGAGCATGTCGATGCCATGAATCAGATTTGCCTCAAGTGGTTTGGCATCAAAATTGAAATTGTTCGCAAAACCTACAAAGGGCAATTTGAAGGGTTGGAAGGGGAATGTTTAAGAGCAAACAAACTGCCATCTTTAGCCTACGGCGGAAAACACTGTTCCGTAAAATACAAAGCAGACCCGCAGGACATGCGGTTGCGGAAATGGATGAAGGAAGGGGACATCCCCGCCGCCCGCAGGGCCATTGGATTTGGTTTGGATGAACCTTGGCGGGTTAAGGTGAAGTTCGACGTCATCAAGCTAAACCAAAAAAGAACTATTCACTCATGGTATCCGCTAGTCGAATGGGAGTGGCGCAGGATTGATTGCATCCAAGCCATTGCCCGGCATAATATCCCTCAGCCGGGAAAATCCTCCTGCTTCTTTTGCCCTGCGCGAAAGGTGGGCGAGGTGCTTGCCTTGCGGCAGACCGACCCGGACCTGTTTCAACGTGGCCTTGATATTGAAGCGGCAGCGGCAAAGAACAAGCTCCGCAACAACGGCAGAGAAAACGCCAAGCTTGGCCAAGGTCTGCATTTTGGCACCAAGTGGAGCGACATGGCCAGCGCTGACGACGCGCAGCTAAAACTCTTTGAATGGGATTCTGCGCACGCTTCCGCACCAGCACCCTGTGGATGTTACGACGGTTAATCTCAACGTACGTTACCAAGGCTTGGCCAATCTTCGCCAGCAGCGATGGAAAAACGGCACGATAAAAATAATTGAAGAAACTTCTTAAATGTAGTTGACGGCATTGGAATGGCGTGTACTCTGGTGACGGGAATTAACCCAACCAACCAAGCCAAACCAAATGACCAACCAAGCAGTTCCAGAAGTCTTTGTCCTTATCCGCTTCGTCAACGGTGACCAACTCACCCGCCGGTTCCACGCCTGTGAAAAAGCATGGCAGTGGGAAATCAAGACCCGGCACGAATACGCCAACCGCCGCAACAAGGAGACCCGAGTCGAAGTGCTGCTTAGCTTGTATGCAGGCTGCACCACCACCGGCAAATCTTACGGCGGCATCCTCCACGGTTACGACCGCTACGAGAACAACTTGCCCAACTACATCCGGCAGGAAGAGCAACGCCAAGCCAAGGCGCACTCCGAAGCCGAGGTCGAAGACATTCTCAATAAGTTCGCCGCCTAATTCACCCCGCTGGGTTCGATCCCCAGCAACTTCCAACCAATCCAATCCAATGCAAACACGCCGCAAATCCCCCACTCTGACCACCGAAGAACGCGCAATCCTCGCCCTCCGCGCCCAAGGTGCCGCCCTCTGGCGCACCCGCAAAGGCACCAACCTTTCCGATCGCCATGTGCAGGGTAGCTGGGGCGACTACAGCTACTGCGCCCTCGACACTCCCGAGGGACTGACTGCCGAGCAGTACCTCAAAGCACTCAACGCCGCCCGCCAGCGCAGCTATCCCTCTTTTAAGTTGGAGGACGGCAAAGTCATTGAAGAAAACTACTACTCAATCGGCGACTAAACACTTCAGCCGGGTTCAATCCCCGGCACCAATCTTAACCAACAAACTACCATGAACAATCCAATTACAATTCTTGAAAGACACAATCATTCGGTAACCGAGTACTTCAGCAAGAAGGACGAAAACGGAAAGACCATCTACAGTTTTTCTACGGACTTCCAAGATACTTGGGACCAAGAAACCGAGGACCAGCACGAAGCCAAGAACAGTGACCCATGGCTTCGCATTGAGGAACTGGAGACGCTACTGGAAACCATGCAGCAGGAGATCGCAGACTATCTCTGGGCACAGGACGTCCGCTCCAATCGCGTTGCTGAGTACTGCTAAACATCCCGCCGGGGTTCAATCCCCCGGCAACAACCAACAACACTATTATGAACGAACCAACTGGAATCGAAGCTGAAGTCATCAAGGACATTGCCGACAGGCAGCGTCTCGGCATCAAGAAGTACGGCTGCACCGTCGCCGACTCACTGGACGATATGTGCCAGCATGCTTACGAAGAGGCGCTCGACCTTGCAATCTACCTCAAGGCCGAACTTACCCATCGGGCCAACGATCCGAACTACAAGCACTACACCCATCACCAAACACAACCATGAAGGTAAAACCACAGAAGCCGACACACTCATGTTTCCTCAGAGAGCAGGTAATGCTCCTAAAGGGACACGGATGGATTGCTCACGCGAAGGAGTTTGAAGCAGCAATTACGGCTCTGCAAATCATCCATACATGGGCAACATTTGACGGCGGTCGATGCCTTGATCCGCATCACGTCGAGAAGCTTACCAGAAAAGCATTGAAGGGATTTATCTCAAGCAACCCAAAACCAAAACCAAAACCATGACCAAACAAAACGCACACCTCTACCTGCCGCTTATCCAAGCCGTTATCGATGGCAAAACGATCCAGTATGGAATCGAGTGTGGACAATCAATAGTCTGGGATGATGTGAAAGACGTAAAATTCATTGAGCGCCCGGAAAACTACCGCATCAAGCCCGAACCAGTAATGATCCCGCTGGGGCCGGAGGATGTGCCGCCGGGGAGCGTGATCAGGGGTATCGGATTCCCCGAATGGTGGATGGTAACAAACGTCGCAAAAATCCAGATTAACTGTGGGGAAAGAACTTGGTCAACCTACGAGGCTCTTCAGAAAAATTGTGAGATCAAACGCCCCGGCGAGGACTGGATGCCTTGCCACAAGCCAGCTTAACCAACCAAGACCATGAACGAACTATTTGACATACCCGAAACCAAAAGTCCTCGCCTGATCTGGATGGAAAAGCACGGGATCAAAATAATCGCACTAAAAACCGACGCCAAGTCTTTTAACCGCTGGATGGCATACAGGCATGACAAAGACTTCATTGATGCCAGTGCTTACGGACCAACCGAGGGCGACGCAATTACTTTGCTTGCCGTTAAGCTGGGTCTTCGGCTCTGGAACGAAAAAATCTAATCAACCAAAACAAACACCATGGACGCAAACGACCTGAAACAACACGAGACCACCATCAAACGCAAACCCGGTAGGCCAGCAGGCTCCGGCAATGGCCGCAAGGTCACCACTCGATCCATCTGCCTGTCCATTGTAGACTGGGACCGTCTAGATGCTGAAAGGGGCAGTCTAAGCCGGGGCGAGTGGGTACTCAGCAAACTGGGCAACATCCCCTATTGATATCCCGGAGTTTGCGGAATACGCGGCATGATGAAACTGCTGATCATTACCGCCGAAGTGCTGAAGATGCTGCCAGGCCAAGGGCAGGGCACCTTCCGCAAACTCCTTGCCGCCCGGTGGATCGCCCCCTGCACTCCCACCGTGCGCCCTCTCTACCGATCCGCCGACGTCCTCGCCTGTCTCTCCCGTCTAGAGGCAGGCGAGGTTCCTGTACCCATCTACCGATGGCAATCCTGCCTCGGCACCGACTCCCGTGCCGTCTCCCACCTGCTGCCCCTTAATGGCACCAAAGCCTACTGCGGGAAGACCGGCGAGTGGATGTCCCAAGCCAACGGCGCAGTCCAGTGCTCACGCTGCCAAGGTGCAGCCAAATCAATCACCGTAGAACAACCATGACCGATCCAACCGAACCGCTGGCGCTCCTCTGCGACGTCTGCAAAATGAAGTTTGCCCAGTTCTTGCCCAAGCTTATGCGCCAACTGGGGGACAACTGCATCAAGCCTTGTGGCCGATGCTCCTGCCAGACAAAACACACGATGCGTCCCATCAGTGAACGAGTAAGCCGTATCGAACCGGCTCCGCACCAAAAGAAGCGCAAAGCACCACCGCAGTACAGTGCTGGCAAGACCGACGATGAAGCCATTGCCGCTGCCGCTGAACGCAACGGGGTCAGCATCCGCAAAGGAAAGTACAACGAGGAGACATACGGTAAACTGAAGTCACGCTTGAACCTTATCTCTGGCGGGAAGGAGAAGATGCCGTGGATGTACGGACTAGGGGAACTGTAAATTGACAGCAACCCGGTTTCCGTAGACTACTAAGCATGACAGCAGGACAACTCAGATTTGCAGCCGGGATCGCCGCAGGACTTGGGGTCACCGAATCCTACGCCAAGGCATTCCCGAAATCCAAGAACCCAGAAAAAGACAGCGCAAGACTCATGTCAGAACGCAACCCGGAAAAAGCCGGAATCACCGCTGAGATACAGAGACTCAGGATGAAAGCCGAGGACCGAGCCGGTGGTGTAGTCATGGACCTGATCGAAAAGCGCACGATCCTCGCCCAGATCGCCAGAGGCGCAGAGAAGGACAACGACCGGATCGCCGCCATCAGAGCAGACAACGAACTTGGGCCGGACGGCTCCGACAACAAGTTGATCATCACCATCAACCGGGTATGACCGTTACGCTGCCCCACAGGTTTGAGCCTCGACCGTACCAGCGGGGCATCATGCAAGCCATCTGCCAAGACGGCGTGAAGCGGGGCATCTGCGTGTGGCACCGAAGGGCGGGAAAAGACAAGACCTTCCTGAACATCATGGCCATCATGGCCGCACAGAAGATGGGCAACTACGCCTACTTCTTCCCCACTGCCGTCCTCGGGCGCAAAGCCATGTGGGACAACATTGATGCCAACTCAGGCATGAAGGTGATCGACCACCTGCCCCCGGAGCTTGTGGCGAAGACCAACGAACAGCAGATGAAGATCACGCTGGTCAATGGCAGCACGATCCAGATACTCGGGACCGACACGCTTGACGTCGTTGGCGGCAACCCCATTGGCGTGATCTTCTCTGAGTCAGCCCAGCACAACCCACTGGCATGGGACTACATCCGTCCGATCCTGCGGGAGAACGGTGGGTGGTGCATCTTCAACGGAACGCCGCGAGGGAAGAACTGGTTCTATGACTTATTGGAGACGAACCGGGAAAACCCGGACTGGCATGTAGAGAGGCTCAGCGTGGAGGATACTGGCGCACTCAGTGCCGACGATGTGCAGGAGGAGCGGCGTTCCGGCATGCGCGAGGAGATGATCCGGCAGGAGTACTACTGCGACTTCAGCATTGGCTTGATTGGTGCCATCTACGCCGATCTACTGGACGAGGCGAGGGCCGACAACCGGATATCCAAGGACGTCGTCTGGGAGCGTGGATCGCTGGTATGGACTGCATGGGATTTAGGGGCACCGGAGAACACTGCGGTCTGGTATTTTCAGGAGATCGGAGGCGAGATCAGAGTCATCGATCATGACAGCGGTCTGCAACTTGGCACGGCACAACGAGTGGCCCACATGATCAAGAAGGGCTACAGCTACGCCGGTCACTTACTGCCGCACGATGCCGAGGCGACCCAAAAGAACTCCCTGTCGTTCAAGCAGGAATTGCAAAACGCCGGACTTGCCAACATCCGGGTAGTGCCCCGCACTCAAAACATCTGGCACGGCATTAGCAGGATGCGCGAGGTGCTGCCCCGCTGCCGCTTTGCACTGCCACAGTGCGCTGCCGGTATCAACGCACTGGAGTGGTATCACAGGCGCGAGGACAAGGCTAAGGGCTACATTGCCAATGAGCCGGTGCATGACTGGTCAAGCCATACGGCAGACGCTTTCCGCTACATTGGGGAAGCCATGCTGCAAGGGATGGTGGGCCGGAACAGCTTGGGGCATCAATTCTTCGCCCCGCCAACCGTCAAGAAGTACAGTGCCTAGTCATGCATGGGATCGGGCCGAGGAACTGACCGAGGGGATCGGTGGATCGTCATGGATTGAGGACGTTACGGCTCACCTTGCCAGTGGTGGCATCCTGATTGCCTCAGACGAGTTTGTGATGCTGTTCCGGTCAGTCGATACCAGTTGGCCCGAGGACCGGCTGGACGATCCATGGCAGGTCGATCCGGCAGGAGATGCATGGTACATCTGGATGATTGTAGGCAACCTAAGGCACGTCGTTGGTCTGGTCCGATCAGGCACTTGGCCGAACAAGTTGGCAGTTGCTTTCCATCGAAGGGGTAACCCAAAGTGGTATCAATTGGCCAACCTGATCAGCAAAATCGATGAAAAAACCCAACAACGACAAAGCCATCAAGCAACAGCGAGTGGCGAACCAGCAGTCGCAGAGCAACTTCAAGGAGCAGATGAAGATGATGAAGCAACAAATGAAGTCTGCTGAAGCCGTCCAGTTGCCAACATACGAAGCGCCTGCCCCTGCTCCTACTCGATCCAGTGCTGACGTTGCTGCCGCTGGGCGGGAGATGCGGATGAGTCGCCGTAGGAAATATGGGTTCAACCAATCGGTGGCACAAAACGTATTTAAACCCCTTCTTCAAGGCACCACGGCAAATGATGCTATGAGTCTCATGGGAGGAGTATCTACCCTCTAATGGACGCAAAAGCCGAGAAACTCAGTCTTGAAGCCGCACAGTTGCAGGCAGAAATGTCCTGTTTCCAGAGCATCTGGCAGCAGTGCGCTGACCATGCATTGCCGCTTCGCAGGCTGGGCTTCACTCAGCAGGGCAGCAGCTTTACCGAGGACACCCGGTTACAATCTGACGTCGCTGTCGATGCGCTGAACACGTTGGCAAGCGGCATGACCAGTTGGGTCACTCCAAGCCAGCAGAATTGGTTCCAGTGGGAAGCCAACGAGTCAGTCAACGGCTCCGAGGCAGTGAACATGTGGCTTTCAGATTGCACCGCGAGAGCACACAAGGCACTAGCCAACAGCAACTTTTACCACGCGGTCCACCTCGGGTATCTGGACCTTGGCGCATTCGGCACCGTTGGACTGTCCGCCGAAGCCGGGAAGGATCGTCCGCTGAACTTCCGCTGCTGGCACGCTGGCACCTTTGCCTGTGCCGAAAACGACGAAGGCACCGTGGATCGCGTCTTCCGCTTCTTTACCCTGACGGCAAACCAAGCGGTCGAGCAGTTTGGGGACATGGCACCCGCTGTCTGCATCAAGGACGTTGAAGGCAACAAGCGGCACACCAAGCACCAGTTTATCCATGCCGTGTACCCTCGGGACCGCAAGGACCGCAACCCTGCCGGTGGGCCAATGGGCATGCCGATTGCGTCTTGTTATCTGCACCAGCACAGCAAGACCATCGTCAAGGAAGACGGCTTTGAGTCGATGCCGGTGATGGTTAGTCGCTGGCTCAAGTGGTCTGAGGAATCGCCTTATGGAGTGTCACCTGCGATGCTGTCAATTGCTGACATTCGCGGGAGCAACTACCTTGAAAGCCTGATGGCAGCGATGGCAAACCTGAAGGTCAACCCTCGGGTCATCACCAAGACCGGAGCCGTTGGCATGGTGGACCTTGGGCCGGGTGGAGTTACTCAAGTCTCCGACATGAGCGATGCGCCACAAGTCTGGGCCGATCCTTCCGACTACCGGGTGGGACTTGACTTGGTCAACCGGGTGGACACTCGCATCAAGCGTGCCTTCCACATGCCGCTGTTTGAGCAGTTCGCGTCCTTGGAACGGCAAGTCACCGCCACCGAAGTCCGAGCACGGCAGGCAGAGCAGTTGGCACGCATCTCACCGGCATTCACTTTGCTGACCACGGACCTGATTAATCCATTGCTGGAGCGTGTCTTCATGATCCTGTTCCAAGCCGGTCGCTTCCCGCAACCCCCGCAAGAAGCCTTCATTCAGGATGCCGCCGGTCAGTGGAGACTCCTCTACCCACAGACAATCCAGATCAGCCGGATGTCTCAAGCCATCGAAGCGCAGAAGGAGCAGGCGTTTGCCAGCACCATTGAAACGTTCTTCCCGTTGATCCAAGCCCAGCCAGAACTACTGGACGACTGGGACTTGTCTGCTGCCCAGCGTGATATTGGACGCGGCAAGGGAGTGCCGAGCAAGTACTTCCGCAGCCTTGAGGACAAGGCTATGATGCAGCAGGCACGGGCAGAAGCTCAGCAAATGGCTCAGCAGCAGGAGGCAATCACCGAGGCAGCAGTCAAGAACCCTGAACTGGCAATGCAAGCCGCAGGAGCAATGGGAGGAGCAGCGTAGTGGGCACATTAACTCCACTTGAGCAGGCACTGTTCCAAGCGATCCCGTTGGACGAGTTCGCCGCTGCCTGCCGCAGTGCGTTCTCTGGTCAGTCCGGCGTGATTTTGAAGAAGGCGTTGTGCAGCGTCGCGCATCCTTACTTTGCGCCAGTGGGCAAAGACGCTCTGGAGACCTACCGCAAGATTGGCCGCGCCGATGTGGTCAACCTGCTGCTCCGGTACAGCGAAGCGGAAGCCACCGCATCAACCATCCTTAACCATGAACCAACCATCACGCCAGAAACGGCCATACAACCGGAAGCCGGTAAGCCCACCCGCAAAGCAAGACTACGAACCAGCGGAAGTGGGGCAACGCACGAGGGCACCGATCCCTCCGTGCCCACCGATGACTTTATCGGAGGGGACTAAAACTCCTGCCGTCGTCGAGTGGAAAGCCAAGTACGGCCATTTAATCTAACCAAAACCAACATAACCATGCCCGAAGAACTAGTACCCGTCGAACAGACAACCCCAGCAGCACCAGTTGCCGCCGCACCAGTGGATGCGCCATGGCAGACCAGCATCTTCACAGCGGACGGTCAGTTCGTGCCGGAGTGGCAGACCAAGCTTCCTGCCGACTACGAAGAGGACCGTGCCTTGCTTGCTAACTTCAAAGACCTAAAGGGCATCACCAAGAGCCTCAAGGAGAACATGACCGCAGCCAGGGCAAAGCCGCCCGGTCTGACCATTCCTGCCCCTGATGCTGCCCCAGAGGTACAGGCGGCATACCAGAGTGAACTCAAGAAGCTCTACGGAGTGCCAGAAACCGTGGACGGCTACAAGTTCGACAAGCCGACTGCCCTTCCTGACGGCGTGGAATGGAGCGACGACGCTGCCAAAGCCTTCGCCAACAAGGCGCATGAGCTTGGATTGACCCCTAAGCAGGCGCAAGCCTTGGTGCAGTATGACATGGACAGGATGACTGGTGCGACAGCGTCACAGCAAGCGGAAGCGGCACAATTGGCCGAGTACGAGCGGGGCGAGATGGCAAAACGATGGGGCGACAAGGTGGACACTCACCTGTCCCTTGCTGCCCGGTTGGCGACCACAATGAACCTGCCCAACGCACGGGAGCTATTCGACCCCAAGTCCCCATTGTTTGCTGGAGTGGACATGACCGCTGCCTTTGCCCAGCTTGCCGGTCAACTGGGTGAATCAAAACTGGTCAGTGGTGCTGCCGTCGCCAACCTCGGGCCAGAACAACTCGCCAAATCGATCATGGGAGACAAGAGCAACCCAGAGTACGAAGCCTTCCGCAACGCTAGTCACCCCAACTCGGCAGCAGTCCGAGCCAAGGTCGCTGCACTGTGGAAGCAGGCATCACCATCTTGACGTCAATCGAAACTGGGCCGCTCTGGAAAGTTCCGGGGCGGCTCTTTTTCTGTCTTGCAATTGGAAATAAGGGTATCCCGTAGTGATGCACGACTGAGTCCCGGACATCCGGCTTAACTCACCAAGTCGGCGCAGCAGATACGGCCCGAGATCGGCCTACCGGATGATGCAGCGAGATTGAAATTCTCACTCACATAACATCATGTCCGATTATTCTGCTTCACTCACGATCCCTGATCACTTCCGCCGACAGTTCTCCACCCAATGGGAAATGGAACTGCAACAAGCCAACCAGAAGTTCGCTTCTGCTGGCACTCTTGAATCCGCTTGGTCCTCCAAAGAATACGTTTGGACCGACCTTGACATCATCGAAGCCGCCGAGACCACTGGTCAACGCTTTGGCGACAGCAACCCGTCCGACGTTGGCGGTGGTAAACGCAAAGGCTACCAGCGCCAGTTTGAAGTCGGCATCAAACGCGACCAGTGGGACAACCAGTGGCTCAACACTCAAGCCCTTCCTGATTCTGATATCATCATGAACATGAAGGCTGGCTTGAACCGCAAGATGGACTCCGTGTTCATTGAAGCCGCCACTGCCGCCAGCCTTGGTGGTGCCGATCCGTTCAACACCAGCATTGCCCTTCCTGCTGCCTCTCAAATTTCAGTTGGCTACGTCTTGTCCGGCGCTACCACCAACAGTGGTCTGACCCCATACAAGATTCTGGAAGCCGTAAAACGCTTTGAGACATCTGAAGTGGACGTCGAGCAGGAGGAGCTTTACCTCGCCATCAGCCCTCGCCAGAAGTTGGACCTTGTGGCTTTTGTTGCTTCCGCTCCGAATGACATCTGGGCCAAAATCGTTGGTCAGTGGCTTGCCGACAGTCAGACAGGCAAGCCGACTAAGTTGATGGGCTTCAACACAATCATCAGCAACCGATTGGCACTGGACGTGGCCGCCGACGTCCGCACCTGCGTTGCCTTCACCAAGTCCGCCTTCAAGGTCTCTCCGATCTCCCAGCGTCTTGAGATCGACAAGCTTCCCACCAAGCGCCATGCTCTCCAGATCATGAGCTACGCTGCTTTTGGTGCCGTTCGCGTGAAGGACGAAAAAGTGCAGGTCATCTACTGCGACGAGTCCGTTCCTGCACCCACTTAATCGCAAGCCCTGAAACCCCTACCCCTTAACTAGAAAAACATCATGGCTACCTTCTATTCTGACATTGAAACAAAACGCCGCACCCCGTCCCTTTACACCGTCGTCGATCAGGCGGCAGTGGAACAGGAAGTGCGCTACGCCAAGTTCCGCGTGACCCTTAGTGGATCTGAATCCACCGCCACGGCAGATACACATGTCCTTACCAGTCAACTTCCTGCTGACAACATTGAGATCATCCCAGAACTTTGCTTTGTCCGCAAAGTGACTGGCACTTTTAGCATCACCAAAAAGCTCCAGAGCGTCAACGCCGCTGGGACTGCTGCCGACTTGACCACTGCCGTGTCTTACACCGGAGCGGAAAAAGTCGCTTATGTGGCGGCTGATGCCCTCATCCGTCCCGTTCTTGGCAAGACTGATGCCCTGCGAATCCTCCTCACCGCTGTCGCCACGACCGCTGCCGGAGCCGCTTTTGACATCGAGATCGCTTACCGCAAGAAGCGCTAAAATTGGTTCATTGGTTGGCCCCCGGCCTGGACTTGTGCCGGGTCGGGGGTTTTGCTATTTACGCTCATGACTGAAACGACACTCGCAAACCTTGCCCTCGGGCACATTGGCATGGCACGGATCGCGGACCTGTCAGAGAACACCGTTACGGCAGAGCATGTGCGCCGGATGTTTGATGCGGTCAGGGACAACCTCATGCGGGCGTACCCTTGGAATTTCGCGGTGCGCCGGATGCAACTGACGGCATCTGCGACCGCTCCGGCGTTTGAATACACCTACGCTTATCCGTTGCCCAGCGACTGTCTCCGGGTGCTGGAGATCAACGGATGTCCTCCCGGCGTAGGCAGCGTGCCGTTTGAAATTGAGGGCACCGAGGTGCTGACCAACCTGACCACATGCAAGCTGCGATACCTGCGGCGAGTGGAGCAAGTCAGCCTGTGGGATGCCAACTTCTGTGAGTTCTTTGGATACGAGCTTGCCAAGGCAATTGCCCCTTCCTTTACTCTCCAGACCTCTGCCATCCAGATGCTTGACGCACTGGCTGCACCGGCAAGGGCAAGGGCCGAGGAGACCAACGCCGCTGAGACCATGACAAGAGTCATCCCGTACCACGAACGCATGGACTCTTACACCTCTGCCAGATACGGTGCCGGGTTCCCGAATTACCCTGATCCCGTCAACACTGAAATCTACCCATAATGGCACGGATACTAACCAATGCATTCAACGCCGGGGAACTTACGCCGGACCTGATGGGTCGCGTGGACCTTGAGTCGCTGAAAAAAGCCTGCCGGGTATGCCGGAATTTCCTGCCGCGCACGCTGGGCGGGGTGCGTCGTCGTCCTGGGATGCTGTATCTAGGAGAAGCCAAGTACAACACGAAGCAGTGCCGGTTGCTGCCGTTTAACTTCAGCACCATTTCCCGGTTCGTGTTGGAGCTTGGCGACGGGTACATCCGGTTCTGGAAGGACGGTTCCCTTGTGCTGTCCGGTGGAGTGCCGCTTGAGCTTGCCGCACCTTGGACCGAAGCACAGCTATTCGGCATCCAGATGGTGCAGGTAAACAACCTGATCTTCTTCACTCACCCCAGCTTCCATCCTCAGGAACTGCGCCGGGTATCCGACACTAGTTGGACCTTAGCCGACTTCGCATGGAATTGGCCAGCCATGCGTGACCTGAACGACACGACCGGCACGATGACCTGTTCCGTCACGACTGGCAGCGGCACTTTGACAAGCTCCGTTGCCCACTTCACCAACGAGAACATTGGGAGCTACTACCAGATCACCCACCGCAGGGCAGTGGCTACAGAACAGCTTCCGCTGACGGCAACGGCTACCACAACGGCACTCCGGGTGCTGGGTGCGTGGGAGCTTTATACTTTTGGGAAATGGACCGGCGACTTGTTTCTTGAGATTCAAAAGGTGGACGGCACTTGGCAGACCCTGCGGTCATGGGGCGCAGATAAGGATAACAACATCCAAGCAAACGGAACAGTAGACGATGAAACGTCAATGCGGATGCGGTATGTTGCCGGTTCCCACACTGGAACACCTGATCCTCGGGCAGAACTTGCTGCCATTGATCCATCGATCCACGGCTTGGTTAAGGTGACTGGCGTGACGTCCTCGACTGTTGCCAACGTGACCGTCATCAAGGCACTAGAAGCCACCACCGCTACGCTCGACTGGGCAGAGGGCGCATGGTCTACGCGGCGCGGCTATCCTCGGGCATGTGCCATCCACCAGCAACGACTGACGTTTGCAGGCAACGCCGCAGAGCCGCAGAAGATTTGGGGCAGTGCGATCAACGACTTCAACAATTTCCAGCTATTGGAGTTTGAGGACTCGTCCTATGCCGTGCAGGTGGCAGCACAGGAAGCCAACCCGATTGTCTGGCTGGCTTCACAGGAAGGACTGATCGTAGGCACCGAGGGAGACGAGTGGCTACTGGACAGCGGTGACAGCGTGATCTCGCCAACGAACCCACCGTACAGCAAGCGGAAGACCAAGTTTGGCAGTGCTGACCTACAGGCACAACTGGTGGGCAGCGTCGTCCTGTTCGTGCAGCGGGGCCGCAGGGCACTGCGTGAGTACGTCTTCGCCTTTGATGAACAGGGATACAAGGCACCGGACCTGACGCAGCTTTCCGAGCACATGACCAAGTCCGGGTTCAAGCAATTTGGGTATGCCCAGAACCCAGACAGCATCATTTGGGCAGTGACCAACGACGGCATGCTCCTGTCCTGCACCTACCGGCGGGAGTCTGAGGTGGTGGCATGGGCACAGCATCCAACCAGTGGGTTTGTGGAAAGCGTCTGCACGATCTATGGGGCGAATGATGCCGACGAGGTCTGGTTCTCCGTCCTGCGCGAGATTGACGGCGTGACCAAGCGGTTCATTGAGCGGTTTGATCCAACCCACTGGCAGTTGGTGGACAATGGCGCAGAGGACCGGGCATCGTTGATCTATCTGGACTCTGCGATCCGGCAGGAAAGAGCGATCCCGCCACTGATTGTCACCGGACTAAGTCACTTGGAAGGTGCAGTGGTTTCCGTAATCGTAGAAGGAGCAGAGCAGGCACCACGCAAGGTGATCGGTGGGCAGATCACATTGGACTACGACGAGACTCCCAACGGCGGTGAGTATGTAATCGTTGGCCTTTCCTACATGTCCCGCATCCAGCCTTTCCTGTCCGATCTCCAACTACAAGACGGCACCGCGCAGGGATTGCAGCACCGCACCCCAGAACTCCGAGTCAGGCTGCACTTGTCTGGTGCCATGAGCACCGGAGATAGCGACGTTGGACCGTTCCGTCCGTTCCTGTTTCGCAACCCCAACCCAACGATGGACGCGGCAGTTCCTCTTTTTACTGGACTGACAGAACCCATTTACCACCAAGCCGGGTTCCTTGACGGGACCAACTTTGAAATTCGCACCGACAGTGCTCAGCCCTTGAATATTCTGATGGTGGTAGCCCATACTGGTATCTATGCACGATGATCTTCCCCACCTGACCGTCCGGCCTTATAGGCCAGATGACGCGGTCATGGTTGCCGAGTGGTGGAACTGGCGCGAGTCCTCCACGTTTCCAGTGGCGATCCTTCCCCCACTTGGGGTGATTGTCTGCGACGAGTCCGGCCCAATGGTGGTGCTGTGGTGCTACGAGTGTTATGGCGTTGGCGTTGCCATGCTGGAGGGCGCAATCTCTCGTCCGAGCCTGTCCTTGGCGCAATCAACTGCGGCATTCAAGGTGGCAGTTCAAGCCTGCATCAGGTTGGCTGGGACGTCAGTAGAACCACCGGCAGAGTTCAGGGTCTTCCGCGCAACCACATTGCCGTCCATTGCACGCATCCTGCGGCAGATGGGCTTTGAGTCCGGCGAAACCCAGTACGTCTCCTCAATCTTTTACAATCCAAATTAATGATTAGCTCAAGCATAGCTACAACAATTGCCGCATGGTCTGCCATTGCAGGCGTGGCGGCTACGGCAATTGGAACCGGCGTATCCTACAAAGCCAGTCAGAATGCTGCCGCAACGAACGAGCAGTTTGCGTTGATGAACGCTCAAGCCGCCACCCAAGGAGCGCAGCAACAGGGCAGCATGCAGGCAGCGCAGGCGCAGCTTGAGGCAATCAAGCAGGGGAAGGCACAGCAAGCCGCCTACGCCAACGCAGCAGGCATCAGGGCACAGACAGAGCGGGAGAGTGGCAACGCGCAGGAGAACATCCGCAGGAGCAGGGAAGACTTTGCCAGAATGCTGGCACAACAGCGTGCAGCTACCGCATCCCGAGGGATCGTGGACACAACCGGATCGCCATTGGAACTGCTGGTCAAGGGAGCGGAGACACAAGCCTTGGCCGAGGAGGAGATGCGCTACGCCGACGAGATTTCCCGCCGTCAGGGCTTCCGCTCCGCTGATCTGGAAACGATCCGAGGCGAGACCGCAGGCATCGACGTTGGCATGTCCCTGCTTGCTGCTGCTGCGGCACGGAACAACGCTGCCATGGGAGTCAGTCAAGCACGACTGAACCTCTTTGGCGAACGAGCGCAGTCTGCTGGCATGCGCTCAGCCGCAACTGGCAACCTAATCTCTGGGATCGGCGGTGTGGCGCGGGATGCTTATTCCTACCGCCGGACCACCAGCACTCCCTACAAGGACTCGACCCCAATCAAAAACTTGAGCAACAACGTGTACTGATATGGCAAGAGGCATCCCCATCCCCTACGAGCAACTCCCCAAGACCGCGACCAACCTCGGGGGATTCCAGAAATCTGCCGGGATTGAAGGTCTAAGCACCGACAACTCCGCATCCATCCGTGCGGCAGGTGCCGTTGCCCAAGTCGATCCGCGAGGGTTCGTTGTTGCCGCGCAGCAAGTGGGTGCCATTGGGCAGGCGATTGCCGGTGAAGGGCAAGCCATCATGGCGATTAGGCTGAAGCAGAACGAGGCGATCAGTATTCGTAAGGAGTACGAGGCGAACACGTCCATGCAAATGGCGCAGGACCAGATCAACTCCGACCTTGAACTGGAGCCGGACGAGACCAAGTGGGCAGGCATTGCCGAGAAGCACTCTACTGCCTTAAGGGATTCCTTGCTGAAGCAACACCTCTCGCCGGACGCGAGGGACGCGATCTCCATGAAGATGGACTCATGGCAACGACGCGCATCCTTGGCTGTTACGATCAACTCCGCGAAACGGTCCAACGACAAGGTAAAGGACGCAGGCGCGGCAATGAGAATCAAGCTGGCAAACCAAGGAGACATTCCCGGCGCTTTAAGACAAGCAGAAACCGAGCACGGAGCCGGGTTTATGAGTGCCGAAGAATTGGAAATCGAACGGGAGCGACTGAAAAAGCTTGCCGAAAGGAATAAGGTAAACCAAGTATATTCGTTCCTTCTTGCTAACCCCGGTGCATTTCTTGCGGAGCCTGACAAGCACACGCAAGGCATGGACGCACAGACGAGGGATGGTTTAATCAATCAAGCCAGACAAGCTAAAGGCCAAGCTGAATCTGAGGAAGTGGACACATTCACCGACCGCATGGCAGACGGTGAATTTAAGACGTTGACCGATTTGCAATCCGCATTGCCTGAAACCATGCGCCCTGCCATTCGCAGGCAGCTTGAAGGCATGCTTTTACGCAGCCAAGAACCCGGCATTAAAGCCAAGCTTGAAGCGGATGCTCCACAGAACTTTGCCCGTTTTTCTGATGCCGTAGACGGCTACAATGCAGAAAGCGATCCAGACGGCATTCGGTACGCTCAAATTGTAATGGCAGTGAAGCAAGCCATGCCAATGGAGTTGCGTGGAGAAATCCTTGGTCCGCTTTATCGTAAACGGCCAGGGGCGGTATCTGACATTGAGCCACCTGAACCGCTGAAGTCTACAGTGCGCGACATTATTACGACCATGTTTGAAGCGGAGGCTTTTGGAAAATACAAGGTTGAGACACCGGGGGCAACACAATACGACAAACCAACCATTAAAGAAGACGCAAAAGCCAAAGCGGCAGCTTACGCAAAGAAAGGCACGGCTATGATTTACATGTCAAAATGGCTGGCCGCCAATCCTGAAGCGACTACAGATAAAGCCTTTGAGGCAGTGCGAGGAATAATTGCTGGCAATGCTCCTTCTATCCGTTCACTTGTGCCGCAGACTGCTCCTCCTGCCCCGCCGTCATATACTCCAACTAAATTACCGAAGCAGCAATTAGTTGCCCCGTGGGAAAATGATTTGCCTCCCGAGCAACCTGGGCAAATTGATCCACTGATTCCATTTTACCTTCCCGAAGATCAACAATTACCTGAATAATGGCAACGATCCTTAATTCTCCCTCGCTTGATCCTGCTCCTGCTGTCGATTACGCCGAACTGCGTCAACTCGACCTTCAAAAGCAAGCACTGGATCACGAGAAAATGTATCTGGACCCGGAAGGTTATGTGGCAGGGCTTCCCTCACAGCAAAAAACTGCATTAGATTCATGGTTGTCATGGTCATCCGACCGCAAGGGAGACATTCAGAAGAGCGTCAACCGTGGCTACATCGGCGACTTCTACGGACTGCCGGACGAAGCACTGGGAGAAGGCGGATATCAGACCTACCGGGACCGATACGCCCGAGAAGTGCTGGGCGTTCCGCAGGGCGGGGACTTGAACGACGACTCATTCTTTGAGTTGATGAAGGAGCGGCAGCAGAAGCAGAAGGATTTCCGAGGGATTGCCGAATATTTCAGCGACGATGCGATCAAGTCCACGATGGTTTTCCAACCACAGGATTTGCTGGTAGAGGCTGGGCGCATCAAGAAGGATTCCCAAGCGTTTCCCAACATGAACGAGGAGGACGGAAACCGACTGGCAACGCATTGGTCCGACGTAAAGATGCGGCTTGAGGAACGTGTTGCCCCATTACGTCCACAGGCTCGGGAGATTTACGAAATGCTGTCCAAGGGCAAGCTGGAGCGGTTTGGTGACGAGGCTCAGGCATCAATTGAAGGAGCCATTGACCGACTAACGACGTTAAACCCAGACGACCGGGCCATCGTCATTTCCATGCTCAAAGGGCAGATGGGATCAGACACCAGCGGCAACACCGTGGAAAAAACAGCAGGAGCGGCAATCCGAGGATTTGCCGGAAAACTGCGTGGGTTTTCCAGCTACACCGAGCGCAACTATTTAGGCCGAGGAATGAGTGAGTTGACCACAACCGGCACAGTTGATGCCAGTCTGGACACTCCTGAAAAAATCAGTCAGCGCATTTCAAGCGGATTGCCGTTGGTCTCAAAGCTGGAAGGTGATATCGGCGGCACGATTGCTACCCCTTCCAGAACAGTAACCCCAGAGGAGCAGGCAAAGGTGCAAGAAATGATTGCTGCAAAAGTGCAGCGGGCAGAGGTGGCAGCGCAAGCCATTGGCATTCTTGAGGGAACCATTGACCCCATCAAAGCGGACAAGGCACTGAACGAAGGTCTTCTTGCGTCCACCGGCACTTATGTTCAAAAGACAGCGATTGACCTTGGATACTCCTTGGGGGCAATGGCTACAATTGCTATCCCGTACGCTGGACTCCTGATCGCCCAAGGCGGATACGCCGACGATGAATACATGAAACTGCGCGAGGAAGGCAACGATCCCGCGACGGCACACATGGCATCACAATTTACGGGAGCAATGCAGGCAGGGTTTGAGCGTGTGGCTTTCCTGTTCAACTTCGTGCCATCGTCTTTAATTGCACGGGCTACGGCAACAAAAGCAGGCAGCAGGATAATGGGGGTGCGTCCGGCGCTTGAGACCTCAACCACGTTCCGAGTGCTGTCTAAGATGGGAACCATTCAAGCGTCAGAATATGGAGAGGAAATTGCGCAAGCCTCGGCTCCGATCCTGACTGCATTCATGGGAGAAAAGCTGGGCTGGAATTTGGCAGAGCAGTCGAAGTTCCAAGGGGAGATGCAGCAATTTAAGGAAGAAGGCGGGTTCTGGAGACCCGAGGTATTTTCGACCGTCATGGCTTTGTCCGTGTTTGGTGGGGGATTGAGCGGCATCAGTGACTCTAGGCAAGCGCAGGCTGGGCTTGAATCGTTACTGCGTGACCAGACGAGGGTTGAAGCCATGGGGATCGCTCCGGCAGTAGCCGCAAAGATTGTCAAGACGGCGGGAGTTGAAGAGCGCAAAGCAGCATACATCGAAGCTTACGCCCAAAGGGACGTCCAGTCACCGACTGCTGTTGCCGCGCAGAAACTGGTGACCGCTCAAGTTGATGCCCAGAAAGCACAAGGTGCGGCAGAACTGCTGGCAATGAAGAACGCCGGTCTGGACATCACGCGCACGGCAGACGGCTGGGCAGTGACGGACACGACGGAGCCAGATGCCGCACCGATCCCACACGCTACTGCCGAGGAGGCAATGACGACGGTCAGGAGTGTGATCAAGGCACGGGGCATGCAGCGGGAAGAAACATTCTTGGATGCGCTGTCTGACTATGCCAGCATCATGGAACCGGGGCGAACCGTCCGGCTCTCCAACAAGACCGGCACTTTGTTTGAAGACCTGACTGAAGCGATCAAGGAGGGCAGAGAACTGTCCATTGAGTCAATCTGGGACCGGGCGAATCAGGTGCGAAAGAAAGAAGGGCAGGCTCCCTTGGCGCAGGACATTAACAACCCCGAGAGCGCAGAGGCTTTGAGCGGGATGTATGTGCTGGGTCGTTCATTCAACGAGGTACAGGGCAACGTCGTCAACAAGGTCTCAATGATCATGCGTGGAGGCGGCACGGTGGATTTGGTTGAGGAGCAGGCAGAGAACGACCTGAGTCGCTCAGTCGCCAGCGGCAGGACCACTTACGACGTCGTCCGTGAGGTTATCAAGGGACTTCAGAAAGTGACCGGAGATACCTACATATTCTCCGATACTACGCGAGGCATCACGGAAGCTTGGTCTACCTTGGTCACGCTTTACACCACCGGCAAGGCGCGGGGCAACCGGATCACCAGTGGGACTCGGCGTGAGTTGCTTGCTGGGCTAAGAGAAGCACGGGGAGACCTTCCTGCGGACTACCGGGCAGAGCGTCAAAGGCTTAAAGCTGCCGAAGCCAGCGGCGCTGCTCCTTCCGCATTTGCCAAGCTGCGGGCGTACTTTGATTACCTCAAATCGATCATGGGGCACGCTGCTAAAATCGCCAATGCCCAATCCGATTTGGAGTCGTTCCGCGATACACTGGGCCAAGTCGCTCGGCTCAAGAAAGCTGCAAAGGAAGGTGCGCTGGGTGATCTGGAAGCACTCATCCGCGAGTCTGTAGGACTCAAGGAAAAGGACGCATTTGACAGCGCACTTGCAGACAAGGTTGAAGAGATGATGCAACCGCCGGATGACGGAACAGGTTACTCAATCACAACAAGGCGGGACGCAGACTACATGGCAGCGGTTGAGTCCGGGGACGTACAGGCTCAACAGGCGTTGGTTGATGAAGCAGCTTCCGAGGCAGGATTTGACACATACGCATTTCACGGCAGCCCCGATGGACGCTTTAACTCATTCAGCCCAACAAAAGCGGATGACTTTCCGATCCTTGGAACATCAATAGCGTTCGACCGCAAGGTGGCGGAAAATTACGCACGCAACACATCTGGTAGGCGCGGGCAGGAAGCTCTCGCCCCAAAAGTGTTTGAGGTATACGTTCGAGGTCGAGAGATTGGAGTAGAGGAACTGCGGAAAAAATGGGAAGCACAAGGCAAGCCGTGGCAGGGTGCCGATCCGGCAAAGGTCTCCCAGTTGGCCATGCAATTAGGGTATTCAATGATTGACCCAAAGGAGTCCGGTCTTGGTGAACCCTCTGAGATAATAGTTGTTGATCCCAACCAAATCAAGTCCGCCGACCCGATCACCTACGACGATCAGGGCAACGTGATCCCATTGAGCCAGAGGTTCAATCCTGAGTCCGAGAACATTGGGTACTCAATCAAGAGTATTGCATACCTGAAGGACGACACCCGGTTTGAAAAGCTGAAGGAAGAAGGGCGAGTTGAGACCGGCGTAAGCATCAACGACTTCATTGGCAAGCATCTGATGATGCACGCACCAGACAATGCGTTCACAGGGACCATCACGTTAAACAACGGGAAGCTTATTATTGGCAAAGGCGGGGCGTATTATCCTTCCCTGTTTGCCAACCAGAATTATTTCTGGGCATCGACAAAGGCTACCGCTGAGAAGACTGCCAACCATCTTAACTTGATGGCAGAGAAGAACGGCGGCAAAATTTACATGGCTCTTGTGTCGTCACCAGTAGAGAAGCTGTTCTCGTCCACGACGATGGCAACCGGCGCAGTGCATTGGTTTGAATCCTTGAGCGAGGACAAGGCAGCAAATTTCTCCAAGAAGGATTTAAACACGATGCTTGGAGCGGCAAGCGAACTTGCTGAAGATAAGGACCGGAAGTTTAGCACAAGACTCAACGCCAGCACACTGGCAAAGAACCTGAAGAACCTTGAAGCGTTCCTTGACCCAACCACTTCAACCTTTGGACTTCGCAAATCCTTTGTGGAGGAGTTGGCAAAACAGGTTGAAACGTACTACAAGGACAAGCCCAAGGCGGCAGCGCATGTGGCACAAATTCTTGCTGACGCTCAAAACAAACATGCAGGAACCAAGCTACAAAAAGGACAGATTGCATGGAACCCAATCCTGCAAGGCATTGGAAACGCTTTGACGGAACCATTCCTACGCACGTTCCAAGAACACGGAAACGGACGAGTTTATGCCATCATTGAAGTGGATGGTCCGGTTGAGGCAATTGCTTCCACAGAGCACGAAAGCTACCCGTTCGCCATCGTTCCAGTAAACCGGAAGTCGAAGGTAAAGCTTTCCATCTTGGACGAAGCAATGGACTGGCAGGACATCATTGGCGACTCAGTTACTGGGCAGTACACCCCTGCGGCTGAGCGCAAAAACTACATGCCAACCGGCGGCATGTCAGTGACAAGGCTCAAGGTTTTGGGACCAAGACCGGGGACCGTGGCAAACCAGATCGGCTACAGCATTGCTCCGGCAAGAAAGACTTCTCTGGAAATGCAGATGACGAGGGATGAAATCCTTGATGCCATCGACAAGAGCAAAGACTGGAAGGACTTCTACACCACTTACCAATATTTGGTTGACGAGTACTTTGGCGATGATGCCGAAGCGTTTGGGTCAATCATGTCGATTACTTCGCAGGCTTCCTCAGTCAAAGCCAACGTCTCTCTTGCCCTGCGGATGTATGGCTACTGGAAGCGGGGCGAGGAGTTCGATGGCAAGAAGCGTGGGGAAGAAAAATCGGGCGCATTGCCTGGAGTACTAAGGAACTTGGAACGGTGGCGCGATGAGGTCGCCCTTTCTGGACGCAAGATTACCAATTACCAAGCGGCGAACGCTGGCAAAGAAGGAGCATCTGAAAAGGTGGTGGTTGACCGGCACATTGGGAACATGCTGTTCAGCAACAAGTCCCCAACGGACGCTCAATATACCCAAGCTGAAAAGGTCTTGACCGAGATTGCCCAAAGCATAGGGTGGGAGCCGCGACAGGTCCAAGCCGCCCTTTGGGCAGCATCCATTCGCAAATCAGGAACTGAACCTTACTCATATGACCAATACCTCAAAACCCTCCGAGAACGAGGAACCATCTACGAGAGAACTGGAGCAACTCCTGGAGGAGGTGGAATCTTTGCAGCAGGAGTCGAGCGACCAATTCGGCGACCTGTTACTCGCCGAGGTGCTCGAAAAACTGGGACAGACGGGTACAGTATCAGCACCCGAGGAGGAGCCGGAGACGGAAGCGGACGGGCAGAGGGCAGGACAGTTGCGCCTCTTGAAGGCACGCCATCAGTCCCTGGCTTTAACGGGCCGGATACCCGACTCGTTACAGTTGCCGAAGACTACGCCAGAAGCATTGGAATCCAGCTTCGACGCCAGTCCGAATACGCCACAGTAGACCCTGAGCGTGCCAAGCGGATCGCGGATGCCTACGAGGCGATGCCGCACACTCCCGAAGACCCGGTGGTCAAGGAGGCTTATGCCAGCCTGATCAAGCAGACCATTGCCCAGTACAATGCGCTGGCAAATGCTGGCTACAAGTTCTGGTTTATTGACCTGAGCATCCCCGAGAACGTCTCATATGTTGGGTCTCCGTACAATGCGATGCGAGACGTTCGCAACAACCAGCAGATGGGAGTGTTTCCCACCTCTGATGGATTTGGTTCTGGTGACCTTGACGTAACGAATAACCCCATGCTTGCCGAGACCGGCATTGAATGGCCAACCGGAGGAGTGGACGGGCCTATGGCAAAGGTGCTGGCCAACGACATGTTCCGCGCCGTGCACGATGCGTTTGGTCACGGATTGGAAGGGGCTGGCTTCCGTGCCCGAGGGGAGGAAAACGCATGGCAGGCACACGTTCGCTTGTTCACCGGCAGTGCAGTTGCTGCCATTACCAGTGAGACCCGAGGGCAGAACAGTTGGCTGAACTACGGGCCAAACGCTGAGCAGAACCGGACTGCCAAAACCGAGGACACGATCTTTGCGGAGCAGAAGACCGGGTTGATGCCGTTGTGGACATGGACCGAAGGGAAGGTTGGCGACATGCCCGAAGAAGCACCGGCAGAAGACGGGTACAGCATTGCAAGCAGCAGCAGGCTGGAGCGGATCATGGCGAGGCTTGATGAGATCGCCATCGATCCCGAGGTGCGGTTTGACATGATGCAGCGGGCAAGTGCTGCGCTTGCTAAGATGGCACGGGATATTGAGTTCCGTGATGACGTTGCTGTGATGTTGAACAGCGACGAAGCAGAGAAGTTCCAAGGGCAGCAGGCGAACGCTATGGCCCAGCTTATCGACCGTTACAGTGCCGAGGAGCAACGCAGGCAGCGCGACAACGAGGAAGCCATGAAGGCACTCAAGGCAGAGCATGAGGCGGCACTGCAAGACCTAAGCGTGAAAGCAGACATCGAGGCGGGAGGCGCACAGGAGGACGGCTGGACGACGGACCAGAAGGATGCGCTGAAGGTGCGGCAAAGGCTGGAGCAGACCACGCTCCAAGCACGGCAGCGTGCGGCGGTGGTGGCACTAGAGACTAAGCAACGCCGGGAAGGTGACGCGGCCAAGGCAAGCGAAGCGAAGGAAGTGGCACTGCTGAAAGAGAAGCAGGGGGCCGAGCGCAAGACCCGTGCGAAATCGGAAACAGAGCAGACCAAACGGCAGGACATGCTGGACGCTTTGTCTACGCTGGACGCGATCCTGACTCCATTTCCTGCCGAGGTGCGGGCCAAGGTTGGAGGCTTTGTATCGCTGGCTAAGCTGCGGACCAACGAGGCAATGGAAGCCTACCTAAAGGACCGGGTAGAGAAGCTGAACAACGCAATCGAGAACTACCTCCGCAAAGACTACGTCGAGCAGATCAAAAACCTGATCAAAAAGGGCGATGCCAAACGGGCCACTGGTAAGAAACCCGGAGGCAAGCTGGGTGCTGAAGGACACGTTCTGTTCGACGCCGTGAAGGCAGCGGCAGGCATGTCCGAAGAGGAGACAAACAAGGCGATCATGAACCTCAGTGATGCCATTGAGAAGGCACGCATGGACGATCCTGACGCGGTGCCGGTGCTGGCTGAGAAGCTGCAAGCTGCGGTGATGTTTGGCGACCTTAACGGCAAGACCCGGACGGCACGGGACTTGGCCAACGCATTGACTTGGCTGAAGGAAAACTACGAACGGGAGCGGACCAAGTGGCGGATGCAGGAGGAGGCACGACTTGCCGAGGTCACAAGGCTTGCTGATGGTGGAGTCGTTACCTTGGGAGGTAGCACCACGGGTTCCGACCGGCTTAATTCTACGGAAGAACTTGGAGAGTTCCGCGCCGGATCGTCTGGATTTAGCGGTGCCATGCGGGCATTGTTTGGGAAGGACTCCGAGTTGTTCAAACGGTGGACGGCAGCTTCACGGAAGGCGATCATCAAACGGACCATTGAGTTCCAAGCCTTGCAGAAAGACTGGCGCGACCTGAAGGACCGGCTCTACGGCAAGGGCTGGAAAGGCGACCGGAAGTTGTACGACGACATCGTCGAGCCTGTGGAGAAGTCCGGGGTGCTAATCACGGACAAGATGAAGAAGTCCCGCGAGACAATCCCGGTTAATACTGCCGAGAACATCCTTGCCGGAAAGGCACCGGAGCTTGCAGAACAATTCACCGACGCAGAGAAGGCAGAAATGCGGGTGGCACTGGATGCCAACGTCCTTGAGAAGCGACCGAAGGACACCATCTCCCTGACTAGGATCAGCGGCAGCACGGTGGGCAGCGAGATCATGCTTTCCCAAGGGCAGGCGATGCACATCTCACTTATGTGGCGGCAGGCACAGGGACGGGCACCAATGGAGGCGCACGGGTACACTGAGGAGACCATCAACCAAGTGGAGGCGTTTATGTCGCCCGAGGCTAAAGCCATCCGCGACTGGATCGCGTCCCGGTACACCAACGAATGGGGAGACCTGAATGCAGTCTTTGCCGGAATGTTTGGCGTGAACCTGCCGCAGATCGACAACTACTCACCACTGACGTTCTGGTCCCAACAGCGGAAAGAGCTTGCCAATCCTGACCCGAGTGGTGGGCCGATCATGGCACAGGGCGGGATGAGCACCGGCATGCTCAAGGAACGTGTTGAGAAGCACGGGGCAGAACCCCGGATCGTGAATGCCATAGACGTCTTCTTCGACCACATGCGGCAGGTAGCCCATTTTAAAGCTTTTGCGGAGCTTGCACGGGAGATGCGGGGCGTGATGAGCAAACCGGAAATGCGGCGGGCACTTGCAGTGAAGCACGGAGAGAACGGCACAAGGTTGATGGACAAGTGGATGGATGCCATGGAACAGGGCGGATTGACCCAGAAGCCGGGATGGTTTGAAAGCCAACTGGCAAACATGGGCGGGGCGCGGGCCGTGGCAGTGCTGGCTTGGAACTTCAAATCCGCCTTTACCAACGTTCTAAATTTGCTTGGCACTGCCCGAGTTATGCCGCCGGACCAGTACGTCAAAGGGCTTTTCCGTCTCTTCAGTGGACGACTCAACTGGTGGGTTGGCAAAGGCTCTACGTTCCAAAGCAGCGAGATCATCCAACGCCGCATCAATAGCGGGATGAGTCCCGAAATGCAGGCAGGCATGTCACGCATTGCCAACATGCGACCTAGTATGCTCAAGGCGTTCATGGAAGGCGGCATGGCCCTTCACGCATACAGTGACGCAATCTTCACCAGTGGTTCCGTTGCCATTGCCTACGATTTCCATCTACGGGAGTTCCTCAAGGATGGCATTGCCCCAGAGGAAGCTCAACGGATGGCACTGGCAGCGACCGAGCAGTCGATTGCTGACGTCACCCAGCCAACGGAGTTCCTCGATAAGAGCACCGTGGAGATGGAGCGCAACGCCATGGCGCGGGCGATCTTTTCTTTCCAGTCCGATCCTCGGCAGAAAATGGCACTTCAGATGGAAGCCTACGCTGAGAAAGATTGGGGGCGGCTTGTTAAACTTGTGATCGTTGACCATGTGGTTACCGGCTTGATCATGCAGACGATAACCAACGCATGGCGCGATGCCAACGACGACGACGATGCCGACGACGTTTTTGATCCCCTGCACTGGCAGTTGTCTGACTACCTCATTGCTGCGGCGATTGGGCCATGGTCTGCGTTGCCAATGTTTGGACCTGCCATTGATGCCGTTGGCGCTGCCTTTAAGAGCGGTCCAGCAATCAACGAGAGCATCCTGACCTCTGCCGGATCGTGGGCAGGGCGCGGGGTGCGGATGGCTACGTCTGAGAAAGGCAAGGTTGAGCCTTACGAGATGACCTCGGACGTCATCCGTGGCACGGCAATTGGCACTGCGATCATGACCGGCGATGCCCGGTTTGCGGTAGTGGCACGGGTGGGATCGACTGCCTTCGACCTGTTGGACAATTACATCGAAACCGAGGAGGAATCTATCTCACACGAACTCAAGATGCGCCGACTTAAGGACAAGGAGTTAAATCCGCCTGCCGAGAAGACTGCCGAGGAGGAAGCCCAAGCCAAGGTGGACAAGGCGGCAAAGAACCTGCGGGAACTGGAGCGACTACGCGAAGAGCAGAAGGGAAAGTAGCCGAGGATTTCCGTCTTGATTTCCTCCGGCGAGGTAACCCGTAGTCTCCCCCATGGCACTGGATACTGAACTACGAGCGACAACCTACGCTGGCAACGGCTCGACTGCTTTAGCGTACCCGATCCTCTTCCCGTATCTCGACCCCGCAGACATCAAGGTGCAAGTGCAGGCGGCTGGCGCAGCAACGCCAACGGTGCTGACCGAGTCTGCCTACACCGTGCATGATGAAGAGGATGACGGCGCACCATACGTCACGACGACTGCCGCCTATCCTTCGACCACTATTGTCCAGATTTTCCGGTTCATGGATTACCTTCAGCCGGTCGTTTTGCCAGAGGGCGGCAAGCTTTCCAGCGTGATCATTGAGCAGGCACTGGATCGTGTGACCATGCTGGCAATGCAGGGCGGCGACGGTGGGTATACCCTGCCTTCCGCCGGATCGCGGGACAGCGTAGTGTTTGCCAACGCCGGGGCGAGAGCGACGACCGTTGCCGCCCGAGTGGGACAACTGGGAGTGCAGACCGACAACGGCAGCGTCTGGCGGGCGCTCTCAACCTTTGCTGGAGATTGGCAGGAGATCATGCCAGCGATCCGATCCAACGAGCGCAACGTCCACACGCAGTCACAGTTAATTGCCGCCTTTGCCGATACTGCCGCATTGACCATCTACGTCCGCAAGGACATCGACCTGAGCGTGTCAATGACAATGGGGGCCAACAAGACTTTGGTGATGGGTGACTACAGGTTCACCCAAGTTGGTGCAAGTAACCTTATTTTAATGGGAGTGGTTGTGGCGGATCGTCGTCAAATCTTCTCCGGGTTTTCCGCCGGACAAATTATTGGCACCTTTGGCGGGACCGATGTTTTCCCTGAGTGGTGGGGACTGGTTCCCGGCTACCACGATATTGCCATTAACTGTGCCGTAAAAGCGTCAACTCTAGTTACTGCGGCAAACGGTTTTGGCATTAAGGTTTCTCTCGCCAATACGTTGTACGAGGTATCCGCACCAATCGACATGTCATTCGGCGCGGTTACATTGGAAGGCGCAGGATCAAACCTCACTTACCTTCGCAGCACCGTAAACTGGACTCCGACATGGATCAAAGCTGAAGTGTGGGGCGCTGCCGGAGACCCGCCAAACCACGCGGCCATGATTTGGATTGGCTCCGACCTCGGAACAGGAACGAACCGGAGCTTCCGAAGCAAGGTCAAAGGAATGGAAATTGAATGCGGTAACGCCTCTTTTAAATGGCGAGCCGGAGGATTGTTGCGTGTTTCTGGAATCTCTTCCAAAAGTTTTGTTGAAGAATGCTCAGTGATTGAGGACGTGTCGATTGTGTCTGCTTCTGGGTTTGGAATCGGGTTTTGCCGACACAAGGCACCGGGTGGGGCTTTTGTTGCTGCGGTTGTCAACGGTTTAAGTATCCGGGACTTCTGGATTACTGGACCGACTTTCCGGGACGCTTACCCGATGTACTTCTCCCAGTGGACAAATAACTGTAGCGTGGACACGGGTACAATTGGTCCGAGCTTGGCGAAGTCTATAAGCGCCGATTACGAGACAGACACGTCACCGGCAAATGGAGGATTTGATACAACGGCAGAAGGGACGGCAACATACGATGAGCCTGCGTGGATCGTGACTTACCCATTGACCGGCATCCGAGCGGCAGGAAATTTGTCGGTTTCCAATGTCCACTTTGAAGGAATGGTTATTGGAGTGCATTGTGAATACAACAACAGCGGAGGCAACAGCATTGCCTTGACCAATCTAAACTTCTTGTCTTTGCACGATCCAATTGCAGCTCGTGGCTCGGTGTATATCAACGATGGTCGCTCTGGGAGGGACTTTGCAACTGACGCGGACGCAACGGCAGCAAGTGTGTATAATGGCACCAATTCCAACGATACCTTGCGTTATTTTGGCTACGGATGCGGGGTCTTAATTAGCAAAGGTCAATTCATGACCGGCACGGGTGGGACCATTCCGTACAATTACTTTGACAGGGTTGTCATCAACGGGATTCACGGGTCTGGCGGTGTGACGTATTTGCTGCGTGACGCCCTTTACGGTAAAAATATTACTGCATACGGCATGGGTCAAAATCCTACTTCTTCTGGTGGGGGCATCTCATTTTACAGTCGAGGTAATGGATACGCAAATGCAGTCACTCGTCCGTATGCTTCGATTACCCCAGGTGGTGGGCTATACGACCCGGTCAATCCTACAACCGCAGCAAGCACTTCCCGCACGTTCTTTGTCGGCCCAATCTTTTAACCCATGGAAATTGCCGACCCACTTGTCATCACCGCGATTGGTTCCCTGACCGGAGCAATTGTCATCCTGTTCCGAAGGTCCGAGATTTGTCTGTCTGACCGGGACAAGCAAGCATTGCGGATCGACAGTCTTGAACGTGCCATCTACGGGTGCCCGATCACGGAGTGCCCGAACAAGCCCACATGGAAAGCGCCGATTACCACTACCCTGTCCTGCTCAATAAACCCAAACACACAACTATGAAAAACTGGAAAACTACTTTTGGCGGATTGCTTGCTGCGCTTGGTCAAGGTCTCGGATTGAGCCTGCCCCCAGAATATCTCTGGATTTCTCAGGCGTTGGTGGGTATTGGTGTGCTCGTCATGGGCTACAGTGCCGTTGACGTAAAGCAATAACATCAATGAAGCGAACCATTCTTACCTTATGCGCCACCGCCCTTTGCGGAGGACTACCTTCCTGCATCAGTCTGACCGCAGAGATCGGGCTACCCGGCAGCGGAACACCCGGCAATTTATCCGGCAAAATTGGCGGCACTTGGTCTTGGCCGCTGCCGAAGACCGCAGAACCTGCGATGATCACTACAGAAGAGGCGTACAACATGGTCGCCAATGGTCCCGGCAAAAACCCTGTCCTTCCAATGCCATGAACGATACCGAAGACCTTACCTTTAAGGATCACCTCTGGTTGTTCCTGTTCTCAGCGTTTGCTGTTGGATCGTTTGTTGCTGTGCTGATTCGGGCAAGTGCTGATGAACCTAAGCCATCACCAAGCCACAGTCGTTATCACGACGCCAGTCTCGACCTTGAGACGCAGCCGGTCACGACCACGCAGGCATACTACGAGCGGGAAAAGGCGACTGACAAATGAACTACTCCTTCGACCAGTACTTTCGTTGGTTGCTGCCTTGGGAAGGGACGGTCTACGAGAACGTGCCCGGTGACCCAGGAGGACCAACAAAGTACGGGATTGATCAGCGCAGTCACCCAACGGTCAACATCCGCGCATTGACCGAAGCCAAGGCCAAGGAGATTTACCGGAACGATTACTGGCGTGCCATTGCCGGAGACCAACTGCAAACCAGAACCGCATGGGCAGTCATGGACAGCGCAGTGAACTGCGGCACCAAACAAGCCGTACGATGGCTGCAACGCGCTCTCAGCGTTGAGGACGACGGGAGACTAGGCCCGGTGACCTTGGCCGCAGCAGCGGCATCCCCAAACGGTCCTGTGGCTATGTCAGTCCTGCGCCAGCGTGGCGACCATTACCTCGCGCTCGGCAAGCGTCCCCAGTTCCGCAAGTTCTTGAAGGGCTGGCTGAACCGCAACGAATCACTCCGCAAAGTCCTTACCTAAACACCACCATGCAATTTACTGTAAACGCTTCAGCAAACAACCAAGCCATCGTTTTTACCCCGCAGCTTGGCCAAGGCAAGCTCCTGCTTGAGAACGTCAGCGCCACCGTTGCCTGCTACTTCCACCAAGGGCATTCGCTAAACTCGGCACTGGTAGCCAGCGGAGCGGAACCCGGCACCGTCACCGTCAACACAGAGTCCGCTGCCCATACGGCCAACTCCTCCCGGCTTGCTGCTGGCGAGTCCATTGTGCTGGACTTCACCAACGCAGTGCGTGTCCACTCCGGTGCCGCCAACGTGTCGATCACAGTCAACGCCACCCCACTGACCTGACCTAGTATGCCAGCATCCGTTCCATCCGTTCCGTCAATTAAGGGCAAGGGCAAACTTGGTATTGGCATTCGTGCGCCGATTGCCTCCGCTGGTGGAATTTACCGGCAACCAGACGGCACTTCCCGCTACTTGCGACCAGACGGAACTTCAATCTATACTCGCCCCTAAAATATGCCTGACGTAACAGTATCTGGAAATGTAGACACAATGATGCGTGCAGCCGACAACGCTGCGATCAGATCCGCCATTGGCCTAGGCCAAACGGACGCGCCGACGTTCCTTGCCCAAACCCTGACCGGCCAATCGCTGACCGGGACGCAGGCGACGAGCTTGGTTGATCTGGCGACGACTTGGTTGTCCACGACCGCAACGCCGACTGCGATCAAGCTGAACGTCACGGACACGGCAAGCAATGCTGCGTCCAAGCTGATGGACTTGCAGGTGGGTGGGGTGAGTAGGTTTAATGTTGATAAAAATGGATCTGTTGGCGTAAAAAGGCTTCAAGATGCTACCGGTCAGTATTATGTCAGCCTTAGTGCGCTTTCACATTACCAAGGTCACTTTGCCGGAGGAACTACTGGAGCTTTAGGTTCTGGCGGAGCAAATTGGGTAGTTGGCGGCTCTTTAGGATTTAATGCTACTGGAGATGCAATTAACACTGTTAATTTGAAGCTGGAACGAGACGCAGACGGAATCCTAGCCCAGCGGAACGGGACAGCAAAACAGGTCCACCGGGTTTATAACACCTTCTTGGGAACAACCGCCAATGAATGGGGTGGATTTGACTGGCTAACCACGACCAATACGCTGCGGATCGGGACGGAGCATGGAGGGACTGGGACGGCGCGGGATATTAATTTTGTAACTGGAGGGGTGCGACGAGGCGGGATTACTGCCGCTACTGGGTATTGGGACTTAGGGACGGCTAATATTAATTACGCTATTATTGGTATTGGCGCTTATTTTACCAACGCTGCAATACTTAGTCCGACAGCAAATATGCTGGAAGTCTGCACCGGAACGGCAGGAGTCTACCGCGACCTGCGCGTCCGATCCGTCATCCAGCAACCTCCTGCCACTATTACCCCGGCAAGCAACGGAGACCTAGTCGTCGAAGCGACCAGCAACACCCTGCTGACCTTCAAATTCAAAGGCTCAGACGGCACAGTCCGCTCCGGGACTATGGTGGTCGCATAACAATCCCACACATGACCCCAACCTACAAACAAAACCTCATCACCAGTCGCAACGCCAACCTCGCCGAGCAGCATGATCTGCGGGAGCGGTTGAAACAACTGGAGAGCGAGGAAACCCAACTCAAAGGCGCGATTGCCATCCTGACTCAGATCGACCAAGCCGAAGCCGACAAGGCCAAGGCTGAACAACCTACTACCTAATACCCATGGCTACTATTACCATCCCACTTGATACTCCGGCAGAACGTCCTGAAGTTCCGTCGAAAACCTACAATGAAATCTACATCATGGACCTTGCCATTAGCGCACGGTCTATGGGAGCGCAGGACAGCATTTATGTTGAATACGTTCCTTTTGACCAAGCGACTGGCGACCGGCTTTTGTCGGATCGGCGGGAAGTGAGGCTTCCGTTTTGGGAGGCCGTGAACGCGATTCCTTCCGCTGCCGAGGCTTTTGCTGCCGTCGCGCTCTGCCTGCCGGACCTTATCGCCTATCAGGCGGCCAAGGAAGCTGCGGCTTTGGTGCCGGTTGTTCCTGCTGAGTGATCCCCCCCATCCCAGCCCTTGAGTGGTTCCGACTGCTCAAGGGCTTTCTTTTGCCCATGTCCTAAAAAGACTTTAAACAGTCATTGACGACTGCAATCTTTGTGTCATCATCTGAGGCATATGGAACTAAACAAAACCAAACCAAGCATCCACGTTGGGTTCAAGCTGGACCCAAGGGATTATCTCAAGCTGGGCTTTATTGCGTCCAAGACTGGGACAAGTCGGTCCCACATTGCCAAGGAAGCAACGCTTCAGTTCCTCGCCGGACTCGGTGGCGGCAACAGCAAGGGAGGGACTTCCAAATGAGCACGTTGCAGCTTGAAGCCATGCAGAAAGCCGGTGAAGGCGACATGCTCCTTGGCATTATCTACATAATCCTCGGCAGTTTGGGTCTGCTCATCCTGTGGCATTTTAGCCATGAGCGTCGTTTGCTGGATCGGCAGCGCCGTCAGCAAATCCGCCGGGAGTGGCGGGCACTTAATGTTCGCGGACTGAACTAAAAATTTCCGACCAGTCGCCTGATCTAAACAAACCCTTGGAGGGGAGCGGGGTCAGGCGGCTGGAAGGATTACAACACAACACTACTATGAC